GGTGTGTTCGGGCGGACTGAACCGGGGTTTCGGATAAGACAGGACGACCTGTGTCGTTGGGGTCTTCTTGCGTTCGTTCCTTTCTACCCAACGAGGGGTACGCAAGTCGTCCTGTCCTACCTGAAACCCCGGTTCATATCCACTAAAGGAACCCGGAACAGGAGAGAACTCCGTGGCAAGGGCCAAGAAGTCACCCAGAGGACGGGCCGCCACTCCGGAGCAGCAGGAGAATCGACTCATGTCGCTCGCAGTCCAGCGAGCCGAGGAGATGCTACTGGACGGCACGGCTCCTCCTTCCATCATCACGCACTACCTCAAGCTCGCCACGAGCCGCGAGAGGCTTGAGCAGGAGCGGATCAGGGCCGAGAACGACATGCTCAAGGCCAAAGCCGATGCTCTGGCGGCCTCAGCTCGAGGTGAGGAGGCCTACAAGGAGGTTCTCGAAGCGTTCAAGTCCTACGCCGGAGGGGGTGTGGGTCTTGAGTCAGACTCGGACCTACAGTGAACTCTCTCGCATCGAATCCTTCGAGGATCGGTACGAGTACCTACGTCTCAATCAGGATCCGGGCGATCAGACCTTCGGTTTCGAACGGTATCTGAACCAGACCTTCTACCACTCCACCGAGTGGCGCCAGGCAAGGCAGAAGGTCATCCTGCGAGACGACGCATGCGACCTCGGGGTCCCAGGTCACGATATCTACGATAAGATTCTCGTTCATCACATGAACCCGATTCGGCCTGAGGACCTCGAGGGGGAGTTCAATCCCGACATTCTCGACCCCGAGTACCTGATCTGCGTGCGACACGACACACACAACGCGATTCATTTCGGCGATGCGAGCCTGCTACCCAAGCCCCCTGTCGAGAGAACGCCGAATGACACGATACCTTGGAGGTGACCGTGGCTGACTCGATACTCAACGACATCAAGAAGGCCCTCGGCATCACTGAGGACTACACAGCCTTCGATCAGGAGATCATCCTCCACACCAACACGGCGATCATGTTCGCGGAGCAGCTGGGTCTGCCCTCTTTCAAGATCACTGGCAAGACGGAGACGTGGGATCAGTACCTGGCAGGCGTCACCAAGAATCTCGAGGCCGTCAAGACGTACTTGTACCTGCAAGTCAGGCTCGTCTTCGATCCGCCTGCTAATTCCTTCGTCGTGACGGCGATCGAGAAGCAGCTTCAGGAGTACGCCTGGCGCATCAACATCCAGAAGGAGACCTCATGAGTGACACTCTCATGCACTACGGGGTCAAGGGAATGCGTAGGGGCACTCGGAAGAGCCGTGAGGAGCGGAACGCCGAGCGCCGAGCCAAGTACGAGGCGAAGCTCAAGGCGAAGTACGGCATCGATGATGTCGGAAAGATCGAGAACTACCTCAAGAAGCGCAAGGAGCACACCGAGAAGGTCAAGAACTGGCGTCTCGCCAATCAGCGCAACCGTCAGCTGACCGCTACAGAGCGCCGCGAGAAGTATTACGGCGAATTGGACCGCGGGAAGCTGGGCAAGACGTACTCCACGGACGCCACTCTCGCCGAGGCTGCCCGTAAATTCTACAAGAAGGGGCACAACAAGCGTATGAGCCACTCAGAACTTATGCACTTCGGCGTCAAGGGTATGAAGTGGGGAGTCTGCAAGAAGCGCATCAAGGATGCGAAGAGGTGGACCCCCAAGAAGCAGGCCAAAATAGACGGTATGTCCGACGATCAGTTGAAGAAGGCTAACAACCGACTTCGACTGGAGAAGGAATACAAGCAGCTGACCCAGACCAAGCTCGAGAAGTACCGCAAGCGGGTGGGGAAAGCCGCCGAAGAGGCCGCTTTCAACACTTTGCAGAATGCACTTCAGAAGGGCTTCAAGTCGGCAGCCAGCAGAGGAGGGTCTGCGGCTATCAAGGGCGCCAAGCGATTTAAGCACTCGGAGACAAGAATGTCCGATAACATTTTCTTCATCGATGAGGACGAGGTCCTCGTACACCATGGCGTTAAAGGTATGCGCTGGGGTGTTCGTAAACAGCGACCCTCCGGAGGTGCTGGTCCGTCCAAGAAGCGCAAGGGTCTTTCGCGCAACCAGAAGCGCGCCATTGCCGGAGCTCTCGGGCTCGCTGCTGGAGTCGGCGCAGGCATCTATCTCAAGAAGTCGGGCAACGGTAAGAAGATCGCCGCCACGGCCAAGAAGCAAGGTGCCGCTACCAAGAAGTTCGCCCAGGGTAAGGGCCGCAATCTCGGAGCCCAGGCCCGTGTCAAGAAGGCCCAGTCAAAGCGCTTCGCCAAGGCGCAGTCGGCGAATCTCAAGGGGGCGGCTGAGAAGCTGAAGCAGACCAAGGCCGGCAAGTACGCCGAGGCTACCCGTCTCGTGGCGAATGCTGCTAAGTTCAAGGCGGGGACTGCCGCTCGTAGCGCTGGATACAAGGCCAAGAACCAGGCCTGGAAGGCCGGAAACACTGCGCGCAATGCAGCTAAAGGAGGAGCCGGTGGCGTTAAGGCCGCGGCCGGATCCGCTGCACGTGCAGGGAAGTCTAAGTTCGGAAAGAAAGCCCCGAGCAAGGCTCTTTCTACCGCAGTTCGCTCGGGAGGAGCCGGTCGGCGTAAGCTCGCCGTTTCCGGAACCAAGGTTGTCGGTGGTGGAAACAAAGCTCTCGCTAAGAACCTTGCGAAGATCGGAGCGGTCGGGGTAGGAGCCCACGCGACTGGGGTTGTTGCTGGTCGTACAGCGGCTAAAGCCGCGGGCAAGAAGCTCGAGTCCACCGGTAAGCGCAGGCGGGCTCAGAAGCGTCGCTGACCATGCTGTCGAATACCGCTACCCCGCGATATTACGCAGAGTTCCGAGACGATGTCCTTGCGGGTCGGATTCCGGTCTGCAAGGAGATCGAGATGGAGATGAACAGGATCGATGATCGGATTCGCAATCCCGGTTTTTATTACGATAGCGACGCTGTGGAGGGATTCATCCGCTTCGCGGAAGCGGAGATGACTCTCACTGACGGATCCGATCTTCGCCTGCTTCCGAGCTTCAAACTCTGGGCCGAGGAGATCTTCGGCTGGTGGTTCTTCACCGAGCGATCGGTCTACGTACCTAACAAGACGGACGCCGGCGGCCATTTCGAGAAGCGCCGGGTGAAGCAACGCCTCATCAACAAGCAATACATCATCGTCGCCCGAGGCGGGGCGAAATCTCTGTACGAGACACTCCTGCAAGCCTATTTCTTGACGATCGACACATCGACCACCCACCAGGTGACAACCGCGCCGACCATGAAACAGGCGGAGGAGGTCATGCAGCCTTTCCGCACCGCCATCACCAGGGCTAAGGGCCCCCTGTTCGACTTCATGACGCAGGGGTCTCTTCAGAACACTACCGGTAATCGAGCGCTTCGCCAGAAGCTTGTCCCCACCAAGAAGGGGATCGAGAACTTTATGACGAACAGCCTGCTCGAGGTTCGCCCCATGTCTATCGACAAGCTTCAGGGTCTCCGGACCAAGATGAACACGGTGGACGAGTGGCTGTCCGGCGATATTCGAGAGGATGTCGTCGGCGCCATCGAGCAGGGGGCTTCCAAGGTCGACGACTGGCTCATCCTGGCCGTGTCCTCTGAGGGTACCGTCAGGAACTCGGCGGGCGACAACATGAAGATGGAGCTCCTCAACATCCTGAGGGGCGAGTACTCGGATCCGCATACGTCCATCTTCTACTACCGACTCGACGACCTCAAGGAGGTCGCGGATCCGTCGACGTGGTTGAAGGCTCAACCGAATCTCGGTGCCACCGTCTCCTACGAGACCTATCAGCGAGACGTCGAGAGGGCGGAGCACGTACCTGCGGCCAGGAACGATATTCTGGCCAAGAGGTTCGGCATCCCTATGGAGGGGTACACGTACTTCTTCACCTACGAGGAGACCCTGCCGCACAACCGTCAGGACTTCTGGGGTATGCCTTGCTCCATTGGCGTCGACCTCTCGCAGGGCGACGACTTCACCGCGTTCACATTCTTGTTCCCCCTCAGCCGGGGCAGGTTTGGCGTCAAGACTCGCTGCTACATCTCTGAGCGCACCATGCTGCGCCTCCCGGGAGCAACTCGTCAGAAGTACGAGGAGTTTCTCCAGGAGGGATCTCTCATGGTGCTTGAGGGTACGGTTCTTGACATGATGAACGTCTACGAGGACCTCGAGGCGTTCGTCGCTTCCTGTGAGTACGACGTGCGTTGCCTCGGGTTCGACCCGTACAACGCCAAGGAGTTCGTCACTCGCTGGGAGAACGAGAACGGGCCGTTCGGGATCGAGAAGGTGATTCAGGGATCCCGAACGGAGTCCGTTCCACTCGGAGAGATCAAGGACATGGCGGAGGATCGCAAGCTCCTGTTCGACCAGTCCATGATGACCTTCACCATGGGTAACGCCATCACCCTGGAGGACACCAACGGGAACCGCAAGCTCCTGAAGGCCCGACGGGAGAACAAGATCGACTCGGTCGCCGCCCTGATGGACGCCTGGGTCGCATACAAACTCAACAAGGACATGTTCGACTAGGAGGTGGAGGTCATAGGACTGCGAGACAGACTACAGCACGCCTACAACGCCTTCACTGGCAAGGACATCAGCCGGTCGACCCTAGGCCCATCCTACACGGTACGGGCCGACAGGCTCGCGCTCGGTTGGACGGCCGACAAGTCGATCATCTCGTCCCTGTTCAACATGATCGCCATCGACGTGTCCGCCACGCCGATCCGACATGTCGACACGGCTCAAAATGGAACATTCATCGGAATTCGGCGCTCGGCCCTGAACGACTGTCTGATGCTGGAGCCCAACATCGACCAGAACGGCCGGGCCTTCATCCAGGACGCCGTGCTGTCCCTGTTCGACGAGGGAGTCGTCGCCATAGTCCCGGTCGAGTCCGATCTGGATCCAAGGACGAACAACAGCTTCGACATCAAGCAGTTGCGTGTCGGGCGGATCACGCAGTGGTTCCCCGAGAACGTCGAGGTGGAGGTCTACAACCAGGCCACCTCGAACAAGGAGCGGGTGATCCTGCCGAAGCGGACAGTGGCTATCATCGAGAACCCTCTCTACGAAGTGATGAACAAGCCCAACTCGACTCTCAAGCGACTGAGCCGTAAGCTCTCCATGCTGGACCTGGCCGACGAGAAGACGTACACTGGTAAGCTGGACATCATCATTCAGCTCCCCTACGTCGTCAAGACTGAGGCCATGCGACAGCGGGCTGAGAACCGAATCCAGTCCATCGAGGATCAGCTCGGCAAGGGCGGACATGGTATCGCCTACACCGACGGCTCCGAGAAGATCACGCAGCTGAACCGCCCAGCGGAGAACAACCTGCTCGACCAGATCAAGTTCCTCACCGCGGAGCTCATGAGTCGACTCGGCATTTCCGAGGACGTCTTCAAAGGAACCGCTACGGAGATCGTCTGGACGCATTACTGGAACCGGGCCGTGGAGCCCGTGTTGTCGGCACTTGCTGACGGCATGAGCAAGGCTTTCCTAACGAAGACAGCTCGAACCCAGGGGCAGGCCGTCCAGTACATCCGCGACCCGTTCAAGAACGTTCCTCCGAGCCAGATCGTCACGTCTCTGGATACCATGCTCAGGGACCAGGTCATCACGCCGAACGAGGCACGAACAAGGATCGGACTTCCGCCGTCTCCGAACGAGCAGGCGGATCAGCTCCAGAACCCGAACATCAACCCGCAGATGGGTGACACCTCCCTGGACGGCGAGGGAGATGCCGCGGACTCCGGTCCTGATGTACAGTCGGTGCTCAGCACGCCGATGAGCCAACTCAAAGGAGAAGGATGAAGTTCGACTTCAGTGGCTGGGCCACTAAGAACGACCTGACCTGCTCCGATGGACGCACTATCAAGCATAATGCGTTCAAGGAGAATGACGGCCAGCGCGTGCCGCTCGTGTGGCAGCATGGGCACAATGCCGTCGATAACGTTCTCGGACACGCCCTGCTCGAGAACAGGGACGAGGGCGTCTACGCCTACTGCGCTCTGAACGACACTTCCGCGGCCGACAACGCCAGGAAGCTCGTCAAGCACGGCGACGTCAAGGCCCTGTCCATCTACGCCAACCGCCTCGACCAGCGAGGGGGTGACGTTATTCACGGCAACATCGTCGAGGTCTCCATGGTCCTGTCCGGGGCCAATCCTGGAGCTCTCATCGACAATGTTGCTCTGGAGCACTCGGATGGTTCATGGACCGAGTCCGAGGATGAGGCTATTATCTATTCCGGCCTCACGCTCTCGCACGATTCCGGAGATATCACGGAGGATACAGAATCCATGAACGATGACGAGGTCTACGACGAGGACGAGGGCATGACCGTTGCCGACGTCCTTGAGACCCTCGACGACGATCAGAGGTTGGCCGTCGCGGCCCTTATCGAGGAGATCAGCGGAGACGTTGATGACGAGGATGAGGACTACGATGACGACGTTGAGGAAGACGATGACTACGAGGAGGACGCCGAGCACGGCGACTCTGGGGGTGATACTCTGATGCATTCCAACATCTTCGAGGGCGATGCTCTGCGCAACGTCGGTCCTCGGCTCTCTCACGCGGAGGAGGAGCAGATCTTCGCCGAGGCTCGCATGCCCGGTATGACTCTCCGCACCGCCGTCCTGGCTCACGCCGCGGACTACGGTATCAAGAACCCCGAGCTGCTGTTCCCGGACGCCACTAACCAGGACCCGGAGCCACAGCGCATCATGCGCGAGAACTCTTGGGTCGCCAAGGTTCTCCAGGGCTCTAAGCACACACCGTTCTCCCGTGTCAAGACTCAGTGGTCCAACCTGACCGCTGACGATCTGCGGGCCAAGGGTTACGTCAAGGCCAGCCGGAAGAAGGACGTCGTCTATGAGGTCGCCAACCGGAAGACCGAGCCGACGACCGTCTACAACAAGACCAAGATCGACCGTGATGATGTCCTCGACATCACCACGTTCAACGTGGTTGCCTGGATGCAGCAGAACCTGCGCTACTCCCTCGAGGAGGAGCTGGCCCGGGCCGTCCTGATTGGTGACGGTCGCCAGGTGTCCGACGAAAACAAGATCAAGGAGGCCAACATCCGCCCCATCTGGACGGATGACGAGCTCTTCTCCCACAAGGTTCTCATCGACAAGGACGCCAAGACCGCCGACATCATCGACGCGGTCCGTCGGAGCCGGAAGTTCTACAAGGGTTCCGGCTCGCCGGTCCTGTTCACCACGAACGCCTTCGTGTGTGACATGCTCGAGATCAAGGACCTCAACCAGCGCTACGTCTACGAGACCAAGCAGGCCGTCGCCAACGCCCTGAACGTCACGGACGTCATCGAGGTCGAGGTCATGGAGGGCGCCAAGCGCGAGGTCAATGGCAAGACCCAGAACCTGCTCGGCATCATCGTCAACATGCAGGACTACACCATGGGCTCCGACAAGGGCGGCGAGACCTCGTTCTTCGAGCAGTTCGACATCGACTTCAACCAGCAGAAGTACCTGCTGGAGGCTCGTTGCTCGGGCGCGCTGACCAAGTACAAGTCCGCGATCGTCATCGAGAAGGCCACGGCCTGATTCGGTCAAAATGGCAAGATTCTTCGGAAGCATAGGCTACGGGCACGCCGTCGAGACATCTCCCGGCGTGTTCGAGGACAAGATCACGGAGAGGGAGTACTACGGGGACGTCAACCGCTCCCAGAAGCAGTACGACGGAGAGGCGAAGGTTATCCAGAATCTCCGCCTCAACAACGAGATCTCCATCGTGGCCGACTCCTACGCCGAGGAGAACTTCTTCGCCATCAAGTACGTGAGGTGGATGGGGGCGCGCTGGGTCGTCACGAACGTGGAGGTCCGCCGCCCCCGCCTCATCCTCAACCTCGGAGAGGTGTACAATGGCCCAACGCCTTGAGTTCCACAACAAACTCATCTCAGCGCTGGGCTCGAGGAACGTCTACTTCCAGCCCCCGGAGTCCGTCCAGCTCACCTACCCGTGCATCGTGTACGAACGGAGTCGAGCCGACTCGAAGTTCGGCGACAACGCCAATTGGATGTACACACCGCGCTACTCGGTCACCCTCATCAGCAGGAATCCCGACGAGCCGGTGCTCGATGCCCTTGCAGCCATGCCGATGTCTACCTTCGAGAGGCACTTCGTGGCGCACAATCTTCATCACGACGTGTTTAACATCTACCAAGGAGTATAGATGGCTGTCCTGACCTGGGACGAGACGGGCAAGAAGTTCTACGAGACTGGTGTGGACCGCGGTGTCCTCTTCCCCGTCGACCTGACCACCGGTGCTTACGCCAAGGGCGTCGCCTGGTCCGGTCTCACCAACGTCACCGAGACTCCGAGCGGCGCGGAGCAGACCGACCTGTACGCCGACAACATCAAGTACCTCTCCCTGACCTCGGCCGAGACGTTCGAGGGCAAGATCGAGGCCTACACCTACCCGGACGAGTGGCTCCAGTGCGACGGCTCTACCATTGTCGACAAGGTCGTCATCGGTCAGCAGGACCGCTCGGCCTTCGGCCTGGCGTACCGTACCATCAAGGGTAACGACCAGAAGAAGAACAACTACGGCTACAAGCTTCACCTGCTCTACGGCCTGAACGCCTCTCCTTCTGAGCGCTCCTACGCCACGGTGAACGACTCGCCCGAGGCGATCACCTTCTCCTGGTCCTTCAAAGGCACTCCGGTCAACGTGACCGGCCACAAGCCTACCTGTGTCGTCACCCTCGACTCCACGGTCGTTGGCAACAAAGGCATGACCGCCATCGAGAAGCTGATCTGGGGCGACGGAGCCGCCGAGTCCAAGCTCCCGACCCCTGACGAGGTCATCGCCGCCGTCAAGGCCGCGGTCTGATGGCTCCCACGGACCCCGTGATCCGCTCCGGGGTCCGTGGTGACTTCCAGGGGGAACAAATGCTGACGATTCACGTCGTCGGGGATGAGCTCTACGACGAGGATCGCAACGAGTTCATCAACGGGTTCGAGGGCGACCTCGAGCTGGAGCACAGTCTCGTCGCTCTGTCAAAATGGGAGTCCAAGTGGCATGTCCCGTACCTCGGCAACGAGAAGCTCACCCCTGACCAGGTCCTGGACTACGTCAAGTGCATGACCCTGAACGAGATAGACCCCGTCGCCTACTCACACCTGACTCTCGAGAACGTCCAGGCCATCAAGGACTACATCGAGAACAAGATGACGGCCACGACATTCGTCGAGACCGAGGGATCCAGCCCTGATCGAGGGGTCGTCACGTCGGAGCTCGTCTATTATTGGATGGTGGCTCTACAGATCCCGTTCGAGTGCCAGTACTGGCACATCAACAGACTACTCACACTCATCCGAGTGTGCAACGCGAAGAACCAACCCGACAAGAAGATGTCGACCGCCGCCACGCTTCGACAGAATCAGGCTCTGAACGCGGCGAGACGGGCCAAGTACCACTCACGAGGTTAGTATGCCTGGCGTAACTCCTCTGCTTCACACCACTGTGCGCGGTGAGTCTAGTCCGTACAGTACAGTGTACATCTCCCCGACCAACGGTGTTACTGATACTTCGGTCACCCTCGGGTCGAATCCTAACTTCGAGCTGGACGTCGCCTTCTACGCGGGCTCTCAGGCCCTTCTCAAGGTTGTCCGCCTTGACGGAACCTCGGATCAGAAGCTCATCGATCTCAAGGAGTCCATGCCTGAGAAGGTAGTGTGGTTCAACTCGCGCGCCGGATCGGGTTATGGCACCTTCGACACGGGTTGGATTGCATGTCCTGACAATGGGGCCTACGTCTACCGTGTTATGGCAGGCATGGTGTATGTCAAGCGTAATGCAACCTGGCAGACTCAGGACCTCAACGGAACCCGGGATGTCAAGGTTGTCGATCTACCCAAGGAGATCCAGGTTCGAAGCCGGACAACGTTTGTTCTCCCCAAGGGAGATTACACGGACGACGGATCCATCGTCGAGATCTGGCCTGGAGATGCGACGACGCCTCCGCGTGTCCGCGCGCAGCTCAAGGCCAACGGCTCTCGGATCATCCCGGTACTCTTCGCCCCGATCGAGAACTCCAACGGCTGAAAGGGTCAAAATGACTGTATCGCAGTACGCAGCATCCTGTGCCAGGTACTACGCCGATGTCGCGGACGTCGGATACTCCCAGCCGGACCGCTGGACTTTCTATGATCAGTCCGATTGGGACGGCTGGCTTATCCAGTCGCCGGCCAATGCGGACTGCTCGGCCCTTGTCGCCGGCTGCTACAACCTCGCCGCTCACCACGAGTGGGGGGAGCCCTTCACCGCCGGCTATTTCCCCAGGTCGACCTGGACTGGTTCACTCCGAGAGGAGTGTTTGGCTCGCAACTTCGCCGACATCTCCGAACAGTGGACCGGTAACGAGCCAGATGGCGGATTCGAGATCGGTGACATCGTTCTGTCCGAGGAGGCCTCTGGCGGTCGTGGGCACGTTGCCATGGTCACCGGACTCGGCCCGACAATCCTGTCCGAGGCATGGATCGCCGAGGATGGTTCTATCGACGGATATCTCGGAGACCAGACCGGTAGCGAGGTCCGCTCCATCGAGTACAACCAGCATCCATATACTCAGGCCGCTGCTTGGACACACTGTCTTCGCAGGCGGGACAACCACGGCTCCAGTGCCCCGTCCCACCGCGAGGAGAACGGTGCGGCCACTTCTATCCAGGATGCGGTTCTCCGTGCGGCCGACGCTACCGGGTGCCCCTGGTGGGCCGCACTCGGAGCACTCAAGATGGAGACCGGCGAGGCCGGAGCCAATATTTACGGGCACGACGCCGGAGGCGCCTGCTCCGGCTGGGGCGAGGTGACGAGGGACAACTTCCTGAACTACTTCTGGCCCATCGTCTCGGAGTGGGGCACCTCGAACGGCGTCGGTCCGCTCCAGGTCACCTACAACGGGTATTTCATCAACGACCCGAACAGGGAGTGGTGGGACCCGCAGAAGTCCTCCGAGGTCGGCTGCGCCATCCTCAAGGGACTCATTCAGTCCGAGGGTGATTCCTACGAGGACCTCAAGCGAGTCGGTTCTCGTTACAACTCCGGGTCCGCAGACGGGGCCTATGAGTCTTACGGC